AAACAAATTAAATTATTTATAAAATAATTTAATTTGATGAAGTTGTTAAACAAACAAATTAAATTATTTATAAAATAATTTAATTTGATGAAGTTGTTAAACAAACAAATTAAATTATTTATAAAATAATTTAATCTGATGAAGTATTAAACAAACAAATTAAATTATTTATAAAATAATTTAATCTATAAATATAATATAATGAATTTTGATAATAATATTATACCTAAATTAGTTGATAAAAAAATTATTAATTATTATAAATCTAAACTTAAACAAGAACCAATTATAGTTATTCAAGAAGATACTATGATAACTAAATTTTGTAAAACATTAACTAATAATACTAAATTAATTATAATAAATTATTATGGTTTTATAATACTTATTATAGCTATATTTATATTATTATTTGTAAGATATAAAGAAGTGTATAAAAAAAAAAAATATATTAATAAAATAATAAAAAAATATAATACATAAAAATATATAAAGATATTAATATATTTAATATTTAATGGAACGGTATATATTATATTATAATAATTTTATTGACATATTATTAACTATTTTTACAGATAACATTACAAGAAATATGTTATTAGAAATTAAAAAATTATCTGATAATGATAAATTAAAATGCGGTAATGATTTTAATAATTCTATATCAAATGCAAATTTTAAATTTTTCTTAGAATCTAAAATTAAATTATTTTCTCATAAATCAGATGATACAATAGTAATATCTCAATCACTATTTAGTAATAAATTATGTATTAAAGATATTTTAAATAACAAATCTTCTGAAATTAAAAAAATAATTTGGTTTAATCTACATACATTATATCTTAATATTGAGTTGCTTAAAAATGAAAATGAACAAAATAAACAACAAATATCTAAACTTGAAAAACAATTACATCCATCTGATTCAAATGAACAAACTAATAATACAACTCAAGATAGCAAAACAATTCAACAATTATTAGATGTTAATGTTAATAATGAAACTAATAGTATGTTAGATGATATTGTTGGTTCTTTTCAAAATATATTATCTGGGAATAATGCAATGAGTGGTATTATGGATGTTAGTCAAAAAATTTCTCAAAAATATGCTGATAAAATTAATAATGGAGATATAGAATTAAATAAGTTAATGGAATCTATAACAAAAAAAGTGCCTGCAATAGGTGAAATGATGAAAATGATGCCTACAGAAAAAACAAAAACTGAACAACTTCAATATGTAATGGATGAGAACTTTTCAACGGCATCAGTTCCATTAGGAAATAATAATGAATCTACTACAAGCAATCTTAATATTGGGAATATGTTAAAAATGGCTAATGGTATAGGATTAATGCCAGAATTAGGAGCTAATAATAATATTCCAGGAATGGATAATATACAAACATTATTAGGATTTGTAAATAAAATGGAAAATAGTGAAAATAAAGAGGATGTGAAAGAAGAAATGGATACATTTCTTCAAAAAAACTTGGGTATTGATATGAATAAATTTAATGATGATATTAAAAAATTAATGTAAAAAAAATTGAAATTTATACATTATGAGAATTAATCTTTATAATATTAGTGTGCTAATATTATGATTGACGAATAACATTAGATTAATTACACGTGGTTGTGGTAAAAAAACCATTTATTAACCCGTAGGACATGCTAGATTTTATTTAGCATTTCATGCATGTCATAATTGTGATATATCTTAACTATTATAGTTATTATATATTACAATTGAATTTATTCATTTAATAATTATTAAATGAATAAATAATCAATTGAATTAATTTATTAAATAATCAATTGAATTTATTCATTTAATAATTATTAATAAAAAAAATTGATTAATAATTATATTGCAAGTATGTTTTTATTATTATTCTTATACCTTATAGACTGGTTGTCTATAATAACCTTTAGATTTTATATCTAAATCATATAAAAAAAATAAAACTGGTTGTCTATAATAACCTTTAGATTTTATATCTAAATCATATAAAAAAATAAGACTGGTTGTCTATAATAACCTTTAGATTTTATATCTAAATCATATAAAAAAATATAGACTGGTTGTCTATAATAACCTTTAGATTTTATATCTAAATCATATAAAAAAATAAAACTGGTTGTTTATAATAACCTTTAGATTTTATATCTAAATCATATAAAAAAATAAGACTGGTTGTCTATAATAACCTTTGGATTATATCCAAATCATATAAAAAATATAGACTGGTTGTCTATAATAACCTTTGGATTTTATATCCAAATCATATAAAAAATATTAACTTTTATTTTCCTTTCATATATTATTATAAATAATATATGAATTATAAATTATTCAAATATTATTTATAATATTTGAATAATATATAAAAAATTATTCATATTTATAATATGAATAAAAGATTAAATGATATTGAAAAAACCATAAATGAATTAATACCTAATAATTATATAAATACTATAATAAAAGAATATAAAACAGAATTAGAAGGATATACATATATAAATAATATTATAGATTTTTCTTTATTACAATTAAAGGGAACTATTAGATATGTAAATAAATATGATTTAAAAATAAGATATGGTGGTTTATTAATTAAAATATATGATAAAAATGGAAAATGGTATGGAATAGTTAAAAAAATGAATAATAAAAGATATAATATATTATTTGATAATAATTATATTTTTTATTGTTATCCAAAATCTGATATGTTAACTAATTGGGGTAAATGTTTTTTATCTGATATAGAATCAGGAAAATATGTAGTTACTTAAAATACTCTAATAAATGAGGTTGATTACATAATACCTTTCCTAATGTAATTTCTTCTTCTTCTCTATCTTTTTGATAGTCTGGATTTAATATATAATTCATCACAAAATTATAAGATAATTTTTTAGTTTTTATAATTTCAATTAAATCTAATTTATAAATATTATCTATAAGTTGTTGTTCATATGGATATATTATATCCTTATCAAGAACTTGGGATTTTGTCCCAAGTTGTTCATCATGATCATCTGTATCATTATCAAGTTGTTCAGATTCTGATTCAGTATCAGTATAAGATACAAGTAAATTAGTTTCTGATTCTATAACTGATTGTGATAAACTAGTATCTGTTTCAGATTGTGATTCTGTTAAATTTTCCATTATTAATTAATAATAATTTTTTTTTTAAATATAAATATTTATTTTTATACTTAAAGTATTTTCGCTTACTTTGTTCAGATGGTTTATATGGTAATAATAGTATATCTTCTAATTCATAATGATAATTAATTTGAGTTATTTGATTTGTACTATCAAATGTTATAACACCAAACCCATAGCTATCAGCATGTGATTTTAAATAAGTAATTCTTATTATATTATCTGATTGTGGTATGGGTGTATCATCTGGTTGTTTTATAAATGATTTATCGGATTGTTCTATAAATGTACCTTTACATATTCTTCCATTATTACCATTTTTACCATCTTCCTGAGATACACAACTATCTAGTATTGCACCTCCTGTACCCATTACTGTTTGAATTATTTTTTTATTACCAGATGTTATTAAACTGTGTGTCATTAAATGATCATCCGCGCAAAAATAATATACAGTTTCATCATTGTTCATATTTGTAAATATATATGTAATAACTGGTTCTAATTGTGAAGATATCATTATGCTGTCTTTATATTTAATAGTAATTAATGGAACATGTCCAAATATAATTTTAGGAAGTTGCGGTTGGAAATTTGTTGTGATATATGTTTTTAATTCGTTATTTTGTGATTGTTGTTGTTCATTCTTTAGTGTACGATCTTGTAAACACATTTGTTGTGTGTTATATATAGTTGTATCTATTGCGATTGCTTGTAAAACATCCTTATTTTTTATTGTACCATAAACAAATAATGGTGTAAATCTTTTAAATAATATTTTAATTTTATTTAATACATCCAGTTGTGTTTCAGGTGGTGTTTCAGGTGGTGTTTCAGGTGGTGTTTCAGGTGGTGTTTCAGGTGGTGTTTCAGGTGGTGTTTCAGGTGGTGTTTCAGGTGGTGTTTCATGTGGTGTTTCAGGTGGTGTTTCATGTGGTGTTTCATGTGGTGTTTCATGTGGTGTTTCATGTGGTGTTTCAGATGGTATTTCATTTAATATGTTTGCTAACTTTATATTTAAATCTGTATTTGATAATAATTGAGATATATACTCTTGTTGTGCAGTTGTTAAAGTATTAAGTTGTAAATATAATAAAGAACAATCTGGGAATGAATCTTCAACATCATGATTTCCCATTAATAAATATAATTGTATAGTTGGATATGTTTTAATTATTGTATATAATTTAACAAATGCAGGTAATATATGTTCTAAATGATTAATAATATTATATAATTCGTTATTTCCTTCTGTTGATCCCCCTTCTATATCTTTTTTTTCTTTTTCTTCTTTTTTTTCTTTTTTTTCTTTTTTTTTTTTTTTTTCTTTTTTATCTTTTTTATCTTTTTTATCTTTTTTATCTTTTTTATTTTGATAATAATTATCACCTAAAACAACAATACTAGATATTTGTGTATTATTAGCATTAACATATTCTTTTAATTTATCTAACATTTGAAATACACAAGCTTTACTATTTATACAAAATTGGTTTTTATCAATATAAGTATTATTATATGGATTATTCCAACAACCAAAAAATACTATTTTACTCATATATAATATAAATTACAAAAAAAGTTATAATATTTTATTTAACCATAATTTACTTACATCTTCCCAATCTATTATAGTTGATGATTTCATTAACATATTTCTAATATTGTTTATTAAATTAAAATCATTCATTTTAGTTATTATATCTTTTGCAACTAAATCACATAATTCATTATTATTTGGTTCCCAATCATACTGTAAACCATGTCTTTCTTTAAACACTCCAAAATTAGATATAATAGGAATACAACCTGTTATTAAACTTTCTTTAATACTAATACAATCAATTTCTGCAACACACTTATTTAAATATATATGAAAGGTTGACAAATATTTTTCTCTAACTATCATTTCCATAGGTTGTCTACCATGGTCCATAACACCATGTTGAGATAATAATAATTTTAAATTTAATTTATAATTTTCATCAAATAAATAATCCATACCATAATAAACATGTAATTCGGCTAATGGTTGAGATTCATATATTTTAGTCCATAATTTACTAATAATTATATCTAATCCTCTATCATAGCTACTACAATAACAAAATCTATAAGGATTTCTAACATAATTATTGTTAATTGAAAATGAGTTAACTCTTATTCCATTTGGAATAATATTATATTTATCATTATAATCTTGATTAATATTTTTAAATTTTAAAAATTCAATAAATGATACTTTATGATATATACTTTTAAAATTAAATGTATTAACTTTATTAAATATATTTTCTAATGATTGAGAATTTAAATCTACTAATGTATAAGAAAAATTATCATGAAAATCTAATATTAAATTATCTGTAATAAAATCATTATTCATTAACATTGTTAATCCATGTCTTCTCCATGCAATTAAATTTTTAATTCTTTTATTAAATGGAAATTTAGTCCATTTAATAAAATCTACATTATTATATCTCTCATCATTCTTAAAATTACCATAAACTGCTATTTTTTTATCAGAACTTAATTCTGATGTTAATCTAACTATGGCTTGTTCTGAACCTCCTAAACTTTGAGATGTTGGATCCCAAATTATAGAAGTTCCACCTGCAATATATACTATATCATAAAGAACTTCATTGTTATCATTATATTTTAAGTTATATAAATTATATATTGATTCATTTAATATAAAATTATTAAATTCTTTTTCCATAATATTTATCATATTATTTGCAGCTAATGTAAGTATTGTATTATACTCAGTAATATTATCATTATGAATATTTTTAATAAAACCATAAGCTGAATCTAAATAATTAAGTTTATCAGAATTATTTTTACCCATTCCACATAAAATTACATTAACATCATCGCATTTATAAATTCTATTATTAATATAATTATGAACATAATATGATTTTATTGCTATATTATTATGAGATGTTTTTAACATATTTAAACATGATGAAATATAATTTGGAAAATAATATGTATCTTCTTCCATAAATATAATATATTCAGAATTAGTATAATTAAAAAAATCTAACTTATCAGTATATTGAATATATTTAATTTTATCATTGTTTTCTAATTCTGAATCATGTTTTTTAATAATAATCCATGAATCAAAATTTTTATAAGATTGTAAAGCTATATTTTCAGCTAAAATTTTTAAACTTGAAATGTCATTAGATATTGTTATTATACTTACCATTATATGATAACTAAAATGTTTTTTTAGATAAAAAATTAAATAAATAATTTTAAATATTAAAATTATTTATTTAAAAATAAATATATATTTATATATAAAGAGTTATGATAATTAATAAGTTTATGCACAGTTTCTATAAAATGAGAAAATATAAACTTAACCCATTAGAGTGTATATCTAATATTTATTCAGATATGATTGATGAAAATGATAAGATGTTATTAAATGATATAATTTTATATTATTTTAATAATGACACATTATTATCAATTAATACATATTATAGATATTATAATGATAAAAATTTAATATCCTGGATAGTATCATATTCAAATATAATACTTAATCATGAAAATAAAAAAATATTAGATTGTAATGTTAAAGTTAATTCATTTATAGAAAGTATTTATGATATATGTGGTATAGTAGATATAGTTGGAATTAGTAATAATGAAATAATTCATAAATTATGTGAATTAAATATAAATAAATTTTATAATGATAAATTTAAATTATCAAATTATGATGTTTTAATAAATGATATAGATAATTTTGATTATATATTTTATGATTTTCCAATAGGAATACATAACATGACTCATGCAGCATGTTGCGATAAAATTAAAAATTTAAAAATTAGAGGTACTAATGCGGATGCATTATTATTACAATTAATTATGATGTCATTAAATAAAAATGGTCATGCATATTTAATAGTTCCTGATTCTTTATTATATGGAGATTCTATACAACAAGTTCTTACAAGAAAATATTTAGTAGAAAATTTTAATATAAAAAATATTATACAATTAGATGAAACCTTTTATAAAATAAAAGGAACTAAAAATTCTATATTACATTTTATTAATGATACTAAAACTATTCATATACAATTTAGTAAATTATCTATAGATTTAAATTTATCTCATATTATTGATATAAATTATAATAAGATATTGTCTCAAAATTATTCTTTATTTTATAAACATTATATGGATAAACTAGATATAACTTTAATTTATAAATCAATATTGAATTATTGTAGTATTCATAATAATATAAATAGTATTAATTCAAATAATGTTATATCATTAAATAAATATTATAAAGATGAATCATCAATAATATTAGGATTAAATAATAATTCTGAAATATTTATATCATGTAATAATTTATATACATTTCATTATGTATATACAATAATTATTACTAATATTAATTCATATACATCAGGAAAATTATTAAAATTTGATATAGAAAAAATTAAAACTATTCAAATTCCAAATTTATCAGAAAATCAACAAGATGTAATTAATAATTATATTACTATATCTAATAATATAATACTTCAAAATAATGAAAAAATATTAATGTATAAAAAATTACAAGATTGTTTATTAAATACATTACCTATACCAAATGTATTATTATTAGATATAACAAATATTACATTTGATTATGACTCAAATTTAATAGGATTAATAAAAAATGGAATGACAGCAGGAACCGTATATGAAAATAATAATAATAAATTAAATACAAATTCATATTATTTAAAAATTACAAATACTAATTATGAATTAAAATTTATTTATTATTATCTTAAATATTTAGAACCAAGTATTAAAGATAATTGTAAATTATCTAAACAACCATTATTAATACAAAGTTATTTAGCAAAAATAAAAATACCTAATGTTAATAAAGATGTTCAGAATGAAATAATACTACAATGTAATTATTTTGAAGATAATATTAATAAATTTATTAATGACAATTATAATATTAAAAATAAAAATATTATAAATATGATATTAAAATTATATTAATAATGTATTATTAGTATAATTTATATATAATATTGTATTTATTTTCTATATATATATATATGATAGACTATCGTTCAAAATACTTAAAATATAAACAAAAATATTTAGATTTAGAGGGGGGGGGGGAAGTGCGGAGGTAAAATATGATAAAAAAGAATATGATGAAGAAAAAAAAGCAATAATGATGATGATGTTACCTAGTTATACAGATTTATATAATTTATATATTAAATTTTATAAAATATATATGAATTATTATAATGAAATTGTTACAATAATACCTAGAGCAAATATAACAGAAGACAAAAATAAAAAATTAATTCCTATAAATATGTTAAAAAGTATTTTAGACTTAAAAAAAACACCAGTATCAGCACCAATAATAAATAATGTATTATATTTAGAAAATGTAATAGATCTTAACATACCAAGTAATATAAATACTATGTTATGCAGAATAAATAAATTATTAAATAATACATCTACTACATTAGAAACCAAACAAAAAATATTAGATGATTTTAAGCCTATAATTAATGCCCTAGAAAATAATCCATTATATATTCCAAATAATGAATCAGAATTAGAACCAACTATACAAAAATTTAAGAAATTATCACCTACATAAACTATTATTTTTTTTATATAGTTTATTCAATTAATAATAATATTAAATTGAATAAATTAATTTATTCTTAAAATCAATAATGATGCATTAATACCAGTATATAGTTCATTTGTATTAGTTACAGGAATGTTAATATTATTAGTATTTGTGCTAACTAAATTTAATATACTATTTGGATTAACTACAGTAATAATACAATCACCTACATTATCATTAAATGCACTTTCTAATAAAACATTAGAATTTAAAAATAATGCAAATTGTGCATTTTGTTGTGCATGAATTAAATATGATACTTTATAAATACCTGGGTTAGATAATAATATATCACCATTATTATATAATATACTAGGACTACTTATTGATATATGGTCAAAAGTAATTTTATTACTTGGTGGTAAATTTAATGCTATATTATTATAATAATAAGCATATTCTATTAATCCACCTGCAGGTCCTTGTGGTCCTGTTGGACCTATAGGACCTGTTAAACCTGTTAAACCTGGAGGTCCTTGAATTCCAGGAGGTCCTAGTTCACCTTGAGGACCTTGTAATCCAACATTACCTTGTGGACCTTGTGGTCCTTGTGGTCCTACATTACCTTGTAGTCCCGGTTCGCCTTGTGGACCTGTTTCACCTTGTGGTCCTGTTTCGCCTTGTGGACCTGTTTCGCCTTGTGGTCCTATTTCGCCTTGTGGTCCTACATTACCTTGTTGTCCTATAGGTCCTACAATACCTTGTGGTCCAATTGGTCCTATTTCGCCTTGTGGTCCAATTGGTCCTATATCACCTTGAGGACCAGGAGGTCCTAGGATACCTTGAGGACCAATATCACCTTGGGGACCTATAGGACCTGGAGAACCAGGAGTACCTATAGGACCTATAGGTCCGGGGTCTCCTTTTTCTACGGCTGTTCCAGGTAATCCTCTATATCCTCTATGTCCTCTAGGACCTTCATGACCTCTTGGACCTCTAGGACCTTCTTTGCCTGGAGGACCTTTTTTCCCTTTAAGACCTCTTTGACCTCTTAATACATTTAAATTAAAATCTTTAATATGTGCATTATTATGAATAATATCATATAATTGTTTGTCATTAGTAAATAATGTTAAATCTTTATCACTATCTTGTGAATTACTACATTCATAAATTTCTGAATCAGAACTATATGACTTATTGTTTTTACATGTATGTTTTCCCATACAATATAAATATAATAGAAAATATATTTTTTTTTATATTTTTTTTAAAATAAATATTTAAAAAAAATATTATAATATATTATAATGAATGATTTATTAGATAAATTTGAGATAAAAATAAATAAAGATGGTGTATATATTATTCATATAATTAAACCTCATACAAAATTATATTTATATATAAATGATAAATTAGATGATGAAAGTTATTCTTATGAATCATTATATTATTATATAAAATTATATAATAATGATATAATAAAAGTAAAAGATGATAATAATGAAGATATAAATTTATTAGATTATGAATTTAATATATATAAATTATAATAATAATCTAAAAATATTATTTTAAAAATTTTATATATTTTTTTTTAAAAAATATCTAATATATAATATATGCCCGGTCATCGTAGTAAAAAAAATAGAACACCCTCATGTTCTAGTGAGTCAAGTAGTGATTCTGATAAACATCATAAAAAACATAAAAAATATTGTTTAAAAATAGAATCTGATTCAACACATAGATCAAGATCAAGATCAAAATCTAGTGATTCTAAAGTAGAAAGTTATTCTAATGATGAAAAATGTAGAAAACATTCAAGAAAGCATTCAAGAAAACATTCAAAAAAACATTCTCACAGTAGTGATAATTCTGATTGTAATAATACATTTAATATTTGTGAAATATATCAATTTTTTAAAAATAGATTATTATTAGATGATAGTTTAATGGTAGGTGGATCTAATGCTTATTTATATGCTACAAATACACAACAAGAAATAGTTCAACAAACACATCCAATGACCTTTGATAATATTGCATTAACATATAATATAGAAAATCCTGTTTTAAATGCTCCATTTTATGTAAGAGAAAGCGGTGTATATATTGTATTTTTTGTATGTAATACAGATAGTTCTGCACAATTTACATTTTTTGTTAATGGATTACCAAATCCTTATACTTGTGTAGGTAGTAATAGCGGTGCTGGTCAAGTTATTTCTAGACATATGATTGAGTTAAAAAAAGATGATTATATAATTGTAAGAAATTATGAATCATCAAATGGAACAGTAAAATCTCAATTATATGATGGTGGAATATTACCAGGGAATAATTTAACATTTTTAATGACAAAAATAGCTGTTCTACCAACAATAAAAAAAGAATGTGATAACTCAAAACCTAAAAAAAAAATGTGTAAATTATTTAATAAATTAAAACATAAATTATTACAAGATAATGAATTGATGGTTAAAGGATTTGATGTATCTGGAACATTTTATAATACAGTAGTTCAATCAGTTCCATTAGAATCTGATGTTAATTTTTCTGTTCAACAAAATGTAAATAAATTAATATGGAATAATACTACTCCTTCTCAAATTGTAATTCAAGAAGATGGTGTTTATAAACTATTTTTTTTAGCTAATACTCATACACCTGCTCAAATGGCATTTTGTGTTAACGGTGTCCCTGTAGATAATACTATAATGGGTTCTAATAGAGGTGCAGGACAAATGAACCTAAGAAGTTTATTAGAACTAAAACAAGGCGATATAGTATCAGTAAGAAATCATACAACAGCAGCACCAAATGGAGGTATAATAGAAATCAGTAGTGGTGCAGGTGGTAAATATTTAACAGTAAATACAATATTAACAATATTTAAATTAGCTCCATTAGTAAAAGCTTGTATTAAACCTATAGATTGTAAATTAGAAAAACATTTTAATTGTTATTATAATGTATTTAAAAAATATTTGTTATCTAAACAATATTTACAATTAGAAGGTTCAAGTTCATATGGTTCATTTAGTACATCAAGTTTACAAACATTAAATGCAAATGATGAATTTTATTGGTCAAATAATGTAGTAACACATAATATATGGCATACACAAGGTTCCAATCAAATTGTAATTAAAAAATCTGGAATATATGATATATTTACTGATGTTATAACAGATGAACCATTACAATATACATTATTTGTAAATGGAACTCCAGATATGTCAACAATATCTGGAAGAGATTCAGGTGCTAATCGTTGTTTAATGAGACAATTTATTAAACTAGATAAAGGCGATGTTTTAACATTAAAAAATTATGAATCCAATACTGAAATAGTTCATACAGCCGTAAATCCTGGAGGGAATCAGGTAGGTCAAAATTGTCAATTTATGGTATTTTTATTAAGACCATTATGTAATTCTCATGATGATAGTGATTCAGAAGTTATGCCCAATCCACAACCTGTTAAACCACCTAAACAAAATAAAAAAAATTGAATATTAATTTTATTATAAATAATGAGTTAATTTATATTAAATGTGTGCAATGCAGACAATGAATGTTAATCAAATTACTAATCAGGATATTGATATTCCTGATGGTGAGTTTATAGTAAGAAGACGTAATAATAATGATACTATGAAAATCAATATTAGAGGAGTATATAAAGATATTTGTAAATGGGATATTAAATCTAAATGTCAGAATAGACATTGTAAAAATTATCATTTAGCTCAAGATGAACAATTATGTCCTTATTATATGAAAGGTTATTGTAGTTTTGATACTAGATGTTCAAATTTACATATTAGTTCACTTTATCCTTTTACTGATTTTACTGGTAGGAATCCTAAGGGAACTAAAATTATTGAAATGCATGGAATTAAGATATGTGTATGTGAAAAATGGGTTGAAAATTGTAAATTACCTAAAGACCAACGTAAGTTTTCTCATTGTAATGATATCCATCCTTATAATGATATAATGTTTAAACATTTAAGTGTCCCATTATGTGAAGATTATTTAAATGGAAAATGTAAAAAAAGAAATTGCACTTTCCCACATCCTATATCATTAAATCCATTACCTGATGCACCACCTCCTATAATTCAACCTTTAGTTAGAATTAAAAAAGCATTATGTGTTAGGCATTTATTACATAATTTTGATCCAACTAATGAAATGTGTTCATATAGTGGTATTAAATGTAATTATGCACATGATTTAAATTCATTAGTTAAAATAGATGTTATTATTAAAATAGATGAATATCTTAATAATAAAGAAAATAAAATTCCTCTTCAAGATATATTTAATGAATTATATAAATGTATTAGTATTAATATAGATTTTATTAATGAACTTAGAAAAGAACAATCATTAAGTAGAATCAGTTGTCCTGTTCCAATCCCATCAAATTTTAGTGAATATTTAAAATTGTGGACAGAATATGCATCATTATCAAGAAGTTATTCATCAAATAAACAAAATAAATTAGGTTTATTTGAAGGTCCAGATTCAGATAGAGAACAAATAGTATGGGGTTTATATAGAAGAACAACCATTTGTGATGAAGACCAATATTGTCATATAAATTATACATTAGGAAAAAAAATTAAGAAACATAATATTTGTATTCATGGTCATAACTGTAAAAAAGGTGCTCATATATCATCATATGATGAGAATACAGGTTTTGTTAGTGTTATTTGCATGGATGAATTAAGTGGTAAATGCAAATGTGATATTACACAAGGTTATCATGCAATAGAAAAAAGAAAATATTATCTTACAGAAATTAATAAATTAAAACAAGTTTTAGATATTCATTCACAAGAACTTCAAGATAAATATGGTTTATCAAATGTTGCAGAAATTGAAAGTAAAATAAAAAATACACAAAAAAGTATTGAATATCTTACTAATAAAATGTTAAATACTTTTTGCAAAATCCATTTAGTTGGTAATTATGGTTATAGTCCTATTAAACCTTATACTAAAACTATTCAAAATAATGAAATAGTAGATTCTGAATTTATTAATCTTCCTCAATTATCAGATGAAGAATTAGTTTTATTAAGAGAAAAAAATAGTGATGTTATGAAAAAAGTAGAAATTTATAGGAAAAATATGAAAGCACAATCTAAAATTATTAAATTCTTAGAACCATTTATTATTAAGAAATTAAGTAAAAATTTAGCTTTGGATATTCCTAGACTTAAATATATAGTGTCAGGCTCTTATAAATATATGACATTAGAACAATTTAGACAAGAAACAGATATTGTAAGTTTGGTATATAATGGTTCTTGTGTTCATAATGTAATAACATTGCTTGGTTTTCAATTAGATATTATGACTAATAAAGTATTTATGCATTGGTATAAAGACCAAAGTATTGAGTTTGAAATGTTTTTTGAAGATGTTAAACATAAAAGGTTTAAATGGGAAAATATGGGTTTAATTAAAAGACAGAAAAAAGATGTTATTGAAGAATTTACTGTTAAATCAAGTAAAGATAAATATTTTGGGTTTTGGTCATGGTATTATAAAATTCCATTTAATGAAGATGTTAATGTTATTGGAACTATGCCTAATATTAAACATATCATTAATTCAATTCCAGAATTATTTGTTAATTTTTTAGATAAATATAAACCTAACTTTACAATTACTTTTAGTAATTGGATATTATCACAAGATAATTTAATCAAAGTTATTGAATTATTCCAAACTAATAATGTAAGTTTTAAATGTGCTGAAGATTATATTAAATTAAATATAACAGATATGAGTATTGAAGATTTTAGCAGATATATTTCATCTGATATTAAAATTTGGATTAATGTAAATAAAGATAGACTGGCATTAAACCAACCTAAAATAGACATTACAACATTCTTGGAAAATAAAGAATTTTATGCAGAATTCTTTCTACAAGGTTGGTGGAAACATTATGATGGAAACTTTGATGCTTATAAACAAGCTAAAGTTAATGGATGGAATCATATTAGTTCAGGATTTGGAGCAAGAGCTTCTGATGATACATTACTTATTAAAAAAGCTTTAGATAAATATAATTCAATGATAAATTCTAATAAAGAATTTAATAATATTATGAAAACATTTATATCTTGTGAAGAAACAACTAATAAATATGGTCCACTTAAAAAACAAGTAAAAACCAAAATTCTCATCACTAAGAAAATTGAAGTTGATTCAGATTCTGATTCAGACTCCAGTTCAGACTCCAGTTCAGACTCTAGTTCAGACTCCAGTTCAGACTCCAGTTCAGACTCTAGTGATGATATAAATGATAATGATGATTTTATTAAATTCAATCTAAATATAGATTTAGATGATAAACAAACACTTAAACAACCTTATAGAATGATGCCATTAGGTTCATCTAAATTTTACTTTTATTTGAACAAGATTCAAGAAGAAAGAGGAAAATCAAAAGATATATTAAAAACTATTGATAAAGTATATATAGGACCTTTTATTAATGATAAAATTGTTAATAAAGTTAGTGATGCTTTAAGAGTATATAATAAAAATGTTAGAAAAGGTTGTATGAGTATTAACATTATACATAATAAAGAAACAGAAGATACATTAGAAACATGGCATGTAGAATATTATGCATCATTAAAAGGTTCCACAATAAATAAAATGTTAACACAAGGTAATAATCCACATTCATGGGTCCAAGATTTTGTAGTTAAACTATGTAGCAATGGTCCATTATCTGATTATGAAGTTCAACATTTTAAAACCAATTTACCTCATATACCTGCTATATTTGAACCCATTAATAATACCAATCAAGCTTTAGTAAAAGAAAAAATTAAAGCTGTGATTGTTGTTAGTAATAAAATTAATCCTAAAACAAGATTAACACCACAAGAAATTATGAAAATGAAAGAAGAAAAGAAACAACAATTATTACAAAAAGAAGAAGTTGATAAAGAATTCAAAATGAAAATTAAACAATCAATTGTAAGAGTTAAACTAGACAAAAATAATACTAAGACAATTAATAATGTAGTAGTAGATAGCGAATTTTAATTTATAATATTAATTTACAATATTAATTTACAATATTAATTTACAATATTAATTTACAAATTAAGTATCAATTTACAATATTAAGATTATTAAATATTTTATTAAGTATTTCAGTATCTGGGTCCATAGATTGAGCATGTAAACATATAGATAATTTATTAGTTATATATAAATAACTATATAAAATATCATCAATTAATTTAGATTCACATAAAATTTTATTATCTTGAATTAATAACCAATTATTATGTAATATACTAAATACAATCTTATAAGAATTATGAATAAAAATATAATATTCATTATTATATTCCATAATATTAAAATAGTCTCTGGATTTGAAATTAATATAATCTAAAAATGTATCAATATATTTTTTATGAATGTTATTAATATCTTGTAAAAGTAATGTTTGAATATCTAATAAATATTTATTATCCATTATCAAAATAAAATAATAATAAATGTTTATATGCAAAAAAATATTTAAAAATTTTTTTATATTTTTTTTAAAATAATATCTAATAATTATATATATGTCTCAAGTTGGTGAGTTTGTGTCAATGACACTTGAACAATTAAAAGAACAAGTTGATAATATTAATAATATATTATTATTACATAATAAATTACTAAAATATTATATAATGAAAGGAGAACAACAATTAGTAGCAGGAATGAATTATAAAATTTTAATTAAAAATTATAAGAAATATTATTTATTAGAATATTTTATATCATTAAATAATGAATTATTAAATGTTAAAATAACAAAGACTAAAATAAAATTATGTATAAAAGGAGTAATACATATAGATGATACATTTACAATAGATTGTTCCTAAAAATACGTATTTTTTTATAATATTATAATATCGTTTTTCTATAGTAAAATAATGATATTATGTAATTTTTTTATAATATTATAATATTATTTTACTTATAGTAAAATGATATTATGTAATTTTTTTATAATATTATAATATCATTTTTCTATAGTAAAATAATGATATTATGTAATTTTTTTATAATATTATAATATCATTTTTCTATAGTAAGATAATGATATTATGTAATTTTTTTATAATATTATAATATCATTTTTCTATAGTAAAATAATGATATTATGTAATTTTTTTATAATATTATAATATCATTTTTCTATAGTAAAATAATGATATTATATATTTGTTTGTTTTTATTATTATTATATATTTATTTTCAAAAAAAAACAGAAAATTTTATATATATGCAAAAAGAACCAGTATATGACAAAATTGATATAGTATATTATATTAATTTAAATTATAGAACAGATAGAAAAGAATCATTTTTAAATGAAATGAAAAAAATTAAATTTCCTGAGGAAAAAATATCAAGATTTCAAGCTATTAAAAATGATAGAGGAGAAATAGGTTGTAGCAGAAGTCATATTGAAGTATTAAAGCAATTTATAAATTCTAATCATAATAATTGTATAATATTTGAAGATGATTTTATGTTTCAAGCATCTCCTGAAAAAGTTAAATCATCTTTTACTCAATTATTTAATAATAATATAGATTATGATGTTGTTATGTTAGCTGGTAATACTATTAATAATACTCCTACCAATTTAGATTTTTTATTAAAAGTAAATAATTGTCAAACAGCATCTGGATATATAGTATCTAAAAAATTTGCACAAACACTATTAGATAATTATATTGAAGGAGAAAAATTATTAAGTTCACATGACAGAAGTTATTATCCAGTTTATGCTATAGACCAATATTGGAAAAGATTACAACCTAATAGTAAATGGTATATTTTTAATCCATCATTAGGTAAACAAATAGGTTCTTATTCAGATATTGAAAGAGGTTATGTAAATTATAATTTATGAATATTTAATTTTTTTGAAACCTTCTTTTAGATTAATTTTAATAACTTTATTATTATATATATTGGATTTTACATTTAATTTATAAATATAATTATTATCAATATAATTAATTTTTATCATATTATGATTATGTTTGTTTATTTGTTTATATATATATATATATATATATATATATATATATATATATAATATAAAAAAATATATTAGGAGGAATTAATAATAATTTATCTAATATTGAATCAAGAATAAAAGTATTAGAATCTCAACCACAAATAGAAGTTATAAATAGTTCTAATGCATTACAATCATTAAATATGTTAACACTAAGTATTAATAATAATGATTGGAATGTTGGTGTATCAGGTTCATTAAATGGATTTTATATAGATAAAAAAAAAGGTGAAACAAATAAATTTTTTATAGATAATTTGGGAAATATTGGAATAGGAACAAATAAACCTAAATATAAATTAGATATTTACGGTGATGCATATGTAAATAGGAATTTATATATTAATAATGATGTTAATATTAATTCATCATTATTAGTAAAAGGAAATCAAACAATTAATTCATCATTATTAGTAAATGGAACAACAACAGTTAATAGTGATACTATATTAAATGCTACATTAAAAGTTTATGGAGATGTATTCTTTTTAAGCGGTATTACAGGAAAAAGTAGTATTAATATTGATGGTAAAATTAATAATGTATTATATGTATATGCTGCTAAATCTAGTTTATATACATCATTAGAATTATATAATAACACTGATATTAATACTTATGGTTTAATATTATTAAATGATAATATTAGAAATCAAGATGGTGGACCTAATGCAATGACAATAAAAAATACAGGAGGACAATTAAGATTACAAGCAGCATCATCCGCCCAAAATGTTGGTGTAAGTATATTACAAAATACTAATGATGTCATTATGTATAATAATGTATCAATGTATAATAATTTATCTATTAATAAAAATCTTAATATATTAGGACAATCAACAATGATAACATCATTAAATGTTAGTGGTATAGCAAACTTTAATACAATAAAAGTTCAAAATATATTATCTACTAGTGATAATTATTCTAATTATTCTAATTTAAATGAAACAGTAAATCTATATAGCAATGTTATTAATATAGGCACTACTGGTTCTATGGTTAATATAAAAGGAACAACTACTTATTTTGCAGCATCTGAATTAAAAGTAAAAGATAAATTAATAACATTAAATATTGATGAATTATCTTCTGTATTTAAAGCTTATGATTATGGTATATCAAGTGGAATTGAAATATTAGGAATTAGTGGTAATGGATATATACAAACAACTGAAAATGCAATGAGATATTATATAAAAGCACCATTAGAAACAAATTTTAATTTTATAACAACACAAGATATAAATAATAATTTATTTATATCAGGAAATACTTTATTATATAATAATACAAGTTTAAATAGTAATTTATATGTATCCGGTTTAACTTTATTTAATAATAATACAAGTTTAAATAGTAATTTATATGTATCCGGTTTAAGTTTATTTAATAATAATGTTTCTATTAATAATAATTTATATATATCCGGTTTAAGTTTATTTAATAATAATACAAGTTTAAATAGTAATTTATATGTATCAGGTTTAAGTTTATTTAATAATAATACAAGTTTAAATAGTAATTTATATGTATCCGGTTCAACTTTATTTAATAATGTTTCT